CACGCCGAGAGGGGATCGGTGCTGACGCAGACCAACAACGGCACAGCCACGGGCTACCCCTTCCCCCACCACCGCATCCGCTTCGCCCGACAGGGCCACTCCTTCGTCACCCCTCTGACCCACAGGGGGACGCCAGAGGCCATGCGAAGACAGTTGCACAGGAGCCACGGATCGGCATACACGCTTCTCTATGAGGGCGAGTCGGAACACAAGCACATCGGCTTCGCATCGGCAAAGTCCACGAATAGCACGACTATCCTTGAACTGGACACGCTTGAGGTCAAGGGGGTGTCAACATACAGGGCAACTGGTTCCTTCGCCTCAGATGGCCTCCCAGACCTTGAAATGGACAATTACAGGCTATCTGGTCAATCCACGACGATGGACGTTGACTATCTGATCGCACCGGGTCAGGAGCAGACGAACGTCGATGGAGTCTCACAGACGGTCAGGAGGGCCTCTCCAAGCGTCCACAGCGGCCTCTCTGTGGCTGGGGCTACCAGACTGACTCTATCGGCTGCAATGGCCTCAGACACGGCTTGTAGCGAGTTTATGGTCAACGGCTTCATTCTCAACGACTACACCATGGGAGGAGGAAGGCCCTTCGCACCAGTGATTTACGAGGAGAACGGCGATTACTTCGTTTCTGGGCTGGAAGAGGGGATTATCTATCCAAGAGTCGCAACGGAGTTGGCGACGGTCCCACCCCTCCTAGTCCACGATCCAGAATACGCAAATTTGGCCGCTTTGGGGGCGAATGGAGGCAGTATATCGTCGGTATATACCGACTTTGGACTCATAAAAGCAGGGGACTGCGCCTCTGGTGGCACTCCAGATGCGTTCCTATGCACTTGGCTGGCGGAATACAGCCATCCAGCCCTCCTCGGCGCATCGAGAGAACACTTCTTGACCTTCAGATACAGGGAGTCTGGGATGCCTAGAGGCTACAACTACCCCGCTACCAAGGGTCTTCTGCTCAGAAACTTCTCTGGAGGCACTTCTGGGACGCCTGCCAACGCACAACCCTTTGAGAGGCTCTATGCGGTCCAATGGATGCAGAACTATGGCTACAACGGCCTGAATGCAGGCGGTCATGGGAACATAACCGGGCTCAAGTCTGCCAACAGCGTCTTGATGGGACATACCACTGTGAGAGAGGCATCGGGCACATTACGTCTTCTTGACGCATATTCTTCGACAAGGTATAGTCGAGGCGAGGGTATAGGCGATGGTGTGAACCCAGAGTCAACATATGGTGGTGTCACATATGATGCAAACGTCAGTAGATACCTCGCATCCATTGATCATATGGTAGCATATGATACAAGCAGAAGACTGCCTGTGAGGGCATTCGGCTTCAGAACATCTAGTGATGCGCTAGATATGCTCGCAGGCGATCCGACAGAGACACAGGCATCACAAGACTCAGTGTATGGGAAAGCGAGATTTGATGGTGGAATCCACGATTCCATGCAAGTCATGCCCAATGCAACGACGTATGGCGCATCATGGGGATTCCCATCTGCATACTCTGGAGTCGAGAGATCTGTTCCCATTGGGTTCGTCTCATCAGCGCACACAGCAGAGTCAACTGTCTTCTCAAATGCTGTCAGAAGATCCAACAGCAGACCCTCTTCAGCCGAGCAGTCTATTGGTTTCGGTGCTAAATTGAAGAATGAATCTCTTGGCCTAGTGACGCCTACGGCATTAGCATCTGGTGCATGGGAGCCGATAGCGGATCCGAATGCAACTGCCAATCAACCATTGAAGGGCATCCCCTTGAACAAGGGATCTGACCCATACATCGATCTGATCCAATACACAGGATCCTCGTCATACAGCCAAGCCAACTCCAAGGCAGCGGTCAGTTCCACGAACTTCGGCATCACTGGTGGCTTCTTCCATCTGAGGGGCAATGCGCTGCACGTCAACGCCTCCGCAGTCGATCACTCGTCGTCCAACACGCACTACCCCACCAGCGGATGGGGACAGGGCTCTCACACCAACAGCACGATCAACTCACTGACGCCCATCCCACTGTCCGAGATAGCAGATCACAGGAACGTGCAGGGAAGAAGCGAACCAAGGCTCGGTCTAGTGATCGAGACAGAGAGCGAGAGGAACAGCAATGCCAACGTGGAGTATGCCGTTGTGGGCACGAAGGCATACTCGCTCAACAGCGACCTTGGCATCGGGCAGCAGTTCCCTGTGACGCCATCATGGACGATAAACACCAGATTCACGACCAAGGGCATGACCCTCGACCCCTCCTCCCCCTCGTCCCAGACCATCTCCGGCCAACACACCAAGCCAGTGTGGAGCCCTGACACCAATGCATCGAAGGGAGGCTCATCCCTATCCGTCACAGCGGAGCAGTATGCCAAAGACACATGGTCTGTCAGAGGTTCGGCTGATCTACCTTCTTGGGGAGGAGCATACATACTCAGGAAGACATATCTCAACAGGACAGAGGATGGTTCGATATCAACGGAGATAGATGGCAACTCAGGCGCAGGCATGATCTCCCATCCAAGGAGGAAGCATGTGGATTACTACGTTCGCCTAGTGAGGCCCCTGAAGATGTTCGGATTCGCATCACAGCAGTTGCAGGATGGCTGGGTCCATGGAGCCCGTGTGAAGTTTGAGAGTGGTGACTACGAGGATCTGGTATTGACTAGGGACAACAGATATGGCGTCTTTGAGGCTAATCTGGACATGAATCTAGGGACACTGGACTTCATCAGCACAGCAGATGGTGCATTCCAGATCGAATACCCAGACGCCAATGAGCATGATGTCGTTTATCATCTGATACCATCCACAGCCATGTTGCAGTTCTTCAAGTCAGACGCTGCTAGAAAGACCATAGATGGCTCATTCAACCCTGAGATAGAACCCAGATACTCTCAGACCACTCATCCCGGTGGTGGCGAGTTTATACACCAGTCTGAGTCGAGATACGCCAATGACGGGACAGGTGTCGGTGGCGACTTCGCCAGACACACGCTGCCAGAGGAGATAAGCAGGAAGCACAATGACACTGCTGCGAGGCTGTATCCATCATTCACTGTGGTTGAACACAGCGGCACTACGCTTCTCTTGGACGATGCCTCTATGCTCCCATCCAGCGGTAGCCTATTCGTCGTGAACGCTGGTAAGATAGCATATACCGGGAAGTCTGGGAACCGTATAACGGGTGTGACGAACAGCACAGGAATATCATCTCTCAAGGGCTACGTTGCCCGATATACAACTGTCTCAAGCCCATCTGCCCTGACTGATATGAGAGCCCTGACCCACCCACATCTGATTGCCCCCACCTTCGTTGACAACGCCGTCGTAGCCATGAAGCAGGTTTCTGACTCATGGAGGCGCTATGATGCCACCAATGATGCTGTGAGACAGACCAGCCTATCATTCAGGGGCCTGCTTGAGTATGATCCATCTGACTTCTACATGACCAGTCAGCGACCAGTAATGGTAGAGGATGGTGCGACCACAGCCAAGATCAAGTCTGTTCAGGATCAGATATCGACACTGAGGCATGATGGGCAAACGATCACAGCGGACAGGTTTGCCCCTTACCTAGTCGATAGCACAGGGACGAGACTAAGGGTCGCTGGTGTGGAGAGCGACGACATATCCACCATACTGAGATTCAGGAACATAGATGCCGACAGCCTGTCTGACTTCGGCATGTCCCCCGGAATGGCTCTCTTGGGGCAGTTGGGACATGTTGGCATCAGGACATCGGATGCAGTCATGCACATGCTCAACGACGCCTCGCCTGAGTTGGCCGCATACAACGTGACGCCCAGCGTCAATCTCGTCGGCAAGGATAGGGAGGTCAGCAATACACTGAATGCTCATCCAAGTCTGAGATTGATAAACGATCACTCTCCTACATTCACGGCCAGAAAGAGCATAGGACTGAACATTATGGAAGTCATCTCATCATTGAGCCAGATAGATGGCAAACAACTCGTCAATGAGAGGTCTGGTGGACTCATCTACTCATCCGACTCATTCACCCACAAGGGCAACATCCTCGGCATGGCGAATGGCATATTGGACATATCTGTGAGCAAGATGCTCGATTCGCCCAATGAGATCATCGTGGTCGGAGACTCGTCAGCGGCCAATGAAAGGGCATTCGTCGTCATCAAGGACTTGGAGAGGATGAAGTCGGACGCCAGCAGGGGTGCGAACTCAGAACTCGTCAGGACCCTAAGGAAGGAGGTCCCCGGAATAAAGACCAAGGCAGAGGCACACAGGCTCGCCAAGAACATACTCCACAGGACAGAGAACGGTGCGCCAGTCATCACAGTCAAGGGCGCATTGAGGTCAACCATGATACAACCCGGAGAGATAGTCTCCGTGGAGTTCCCAACCCACAACCTATCTGGCGACTTTGCAGTCTTTGAGGCTCTCCACAATTACTCGACACTGACCTCCGACTTCATCATCGCACAATACGAGAAGGGCATAGAGGGCATACTATCCGACTTGCAGACTGTATCTGGGAACAGCGAGCCACTGGAGGAGAATGCTGGGTCCATCGTAGATGTCGTGGAGATGTCTGTCGGCGGCAGGGTGCATGTCGTCGCCGCATACAAGATGCTAGTCAGGAACATAAACAACCAAGGCTTCGTTATAGGAAACAATCAAGGCGGATTGGGATACATCGGTGTCAATGCGAGCGGCGGCTATGCCAAACCCATCGGTCAGAGCAAGAGCCTGTTCAAGGAGGTGATGTGAGATTGAACGTATTCAATAAGGCTTGGGATCTCGTCAAAGATGTCGATTTCAAAATACCAAGTCCAATTGGACAACCACCATCATATTTCGATGAAGATGCCAATCTGGCATTCAGAGGTTCTAGGATCCCTCACTTTAGTAGTTTTATGTATCCTTTTGACAGTGATCCAAACATTAACCCAAGGACAGGAGATAGATATGGTATCGATTCAAGTAGGGGTTATGAGACATCAAACTATCGAGAAATGGGAGGCCCTGAAGATGATTTTTACAACGATAAGTTCCGATCCTCAGTTGAATACGACCCTCTGTCTGGAGAATACATTCCAACAATGAGAGCGTTGATGGATGCTGCTAAGTTCAAGAAAGATGTAAGGGATGGAAAAATTATGGTCCCTCCTAGAATGGATTATGAAATTGGAGACTTCTCAGATTCTCTAAGAGATTTTGAATCGTCCTTTCTTCAATCTGGCAAGGATGAACTGTTAGATGAGTTGGAAAGGGCAAGTTTAGTTAGAGCAATTAGGGATGCAGGAATCACAGATCGTAAAACACTAGAAACTGCTTTGGATGAAGCGGCTGCTGCAAGTGCGAGGGGTCAACGCAGCAAGGGTCAGGTGCAAGTAAGTGGTCCTCCCTTGTTCCCTGAACAGACATACAGGATCGGACCAGAGGGGATCTTGGAGTATGAACAGGATCAAAATGAGAGGTTTAGGTCGCTACTGGAACATGAGGCAAAATATCCTGAGCCACAAAGAAGAGGATATTTGACAACTCAACTTAGTGATATGGAGGAATACTGATGCCTGTTCTCGACTCCCTCAAGTCAGCATTGGCGGACCACCTATCCACACTCGTCACAAGGATGACGCTGGGGTCGAGTGGGGGAGAGGCGTCCAGCAGGGATGGAGGTGCGGGTAGCCCTCAGATAACCATCACACCATCCGTCACCAAGATAGACGACAGGACCGTATCCGTGTCCGGCGTCTTCACCACGTCCGAGACATCATCGGAGACGCTCAAGGAGATCGTCCTCCATGGCGACACCGCCCTCGACACCCCTGCATTCAGGGCCACGTTCATGCCTATCGACAAGACATCAAACAATGAGGTCAGGGTCGATGTTCTGATGGAGGTAAGGTAATGGCGACAATAGGTGAGGGACATGAGAGGGCTGCTCAGAGTTATCAGGACGACGGACTTCTGGATCAGGACATACTGACCAGCCCGACCCTCACGAACTTCAACGAACGCGGACTTCTGAATGGTGTCGTTCCCATCCTACTTAACGATATCAATGACAGCAATCGAAACAGCAGCACTGTGGGCAATTGCGCTGTGAGCCACTCGTCCACCACGCTGTCCATCGCAGCGGGGACGGTTCTCCTCGATGGGGTGTTCCACTCGATAGGCGCTGCCTCCATCGACATCACCTCGTCGTCCCACACTGGCAAGTTCCCCAAGAACTCCAGCACCCTGCCAACGCTGACCGGGGCCAACTACGAGAGGATACTGCTGGTCTACATCGATCCGGCCATCACGGGCAAGATCGCCATGATATACGGCAACGAGGTCAACACGGGCTCAGGCGTCTATCCTCAATCACCATCGGCCCACCTCGACAAGCAGACCATCGTTCTAGCCGCTGTCAGGCTCACATACAGCAGTGGCATCGCTGTGGGCAATGTGAACGACAAGCGTGTGTTCCTACGTCCGGGGCCCCTGCCGCTATCCGCCCTCATCTCCTCTGGCAATAACCCCACTAGCCCCTTCAACACCCTCATCACCAACAACACGGGCAACCTCCCCATCACCGACATGGGATTCGTGTTCGCCCGTGACCCGACTGGATTGGGGTCATACCCGAATGGCGCTGGTGAGACTCACCTCTTCTTCCAGTCCGATCAAACGACCAGCGCCAACGTCCCCACCACGTCAGGGGGCGCATACCAGATCACGCCAGTCCACAGGACATCCATCAAGACCGCTGCATACACAGGGACATCGACGGACGTGACCCTCGCCTTTGAGCCCCTTGGATCTCAGGACGAGGCATCGACCAAACTCGTTGAGGTCATGATATACAAGACAAGCACTCCGAGGTTCATAGCGAACCTAGTGCAGGGATCCGACTTCACCATCTCCGGCAGGACCGTCACCATCAATGCGAGCCTTGGATACACAGGGACACCGACCAACGCCAAGATAACCTATGTCCATGCAGGACACCAGTGATTCATCTGCTGACGGATTCCCTCTTGCCACCAGCACCGAGTTGCCTTCGCATCTTCGGCCTGACGTTCCCACGGGTCTTGTTCCTAGCATACCTCAGTCTGGTTCTTCCCCTCTTCACCTTGCGAGCCTTGTTCCATGCGCGAGCCTTGCCCTGCCTCTCTGCCCTGCCCTCTATGGTGTTCTTTGAGTATCCACGGAACTTGCCTTTCTCATCGGACCTAATGATCTCCCATGCCTTCTCAAAGTCATCAGGAGCCCATGCATCGCATACATGATCAGCCCTGCAATTGAAGTCATACCACTCACAGTATCCAGTCATAGGATCGTCGGTCTTGCTTGAGTCCCATGCCTTACAGTTGCCACACTTCTTGTTGGTCGTGGCCTTTCTGTAATTGGGGGCATCGGACTTCGCCATATGTATCAGAGTCCGTCCATCAATACGACATCGCCATGCTTGTGTATCTTCACATTGTCCATGGAGTTGATGAGTTTCTTACACTCCTCCATGCCCAAGCCACAAGCATCACAGCATTCTTTCATGCTGCAAGCCCCGCCTTTCTCTTTCAAGCATTCAACCAATTTCTTCTTGGCTGATGCCATGCCTTCGTCGTCTTTCAATATGTTCCATGCTTTCTCAAAACTTGTCATTAACAATTCCACCTTTTCAGTGCTGCACCTTTCGGTGTGAGTTTTCCGCCTTTGCTTGTTGGTCCCTTGACGCCAGACATCCTAGCACAGAATGACTTTCGCCTCTTTGCCTTCTTCGATCCGGGTTTCAATGTAGATGGCTTCTCTGTGACAGGAGGCTTCAGATTGGCTCCAGTCTCTCTCTTGAACTTAGCACGACCAGCGGCATTCAGGCCACCCTTCCGACTGTGCTTCTTCGGATTGTAGCCGTGGAACGGTTTCTCTTTCTTCTTGCCCTTCATGAGCATGGCCTTGGTCAGTGTGTTGCATGTCTCACAATCACAGATCGTTGACTTGACCATGGTCGGCTTTCCCCCCACACCCTGAGGCTTGCTTCTCTTTCTTCTAGTAGCCGCCTTCTTGTCTTTGGCACTCATGCTCCTCGATGTCTTCGGAGTCTTCTCACTGACCTTCTTGGATGGCCTGCACTTGGGATATCCCCTGCTGTCAGTCTTGGCCTCATCCCTGCCACAAGGAGGATGCTTACCGTCCTTGTCCTTACGGGATACATCGACCCACTTCTCCTTGAACCATCGCCTGAGATCCTTGTCAACTGACTTAGAGATAGGACTGGCAATCATTTCTTACCCTTGCCCTTCTTCTTCCAACCGCCGCCTTTGGACTTATACCACTTAGCGGCCCAACCGTTGGCATAAGCAGAGGGATAGACCTTGAACTTGGATTTGGCCTTGGATTTGGCCTGTGACCATAGGGAGGGGTTGGTGGGAACATTGTCCCCCTTCACAATCTCCCATGCTGCGTCGAAAGCCGTTGTCATCACTCATACACCTGATCTTTTTGATTCCACGAATAACCACCGACTAAACGCATAAGGCAATCTTGACATATACTCAGGTTTATTGGTTTTGTACCCCTGTTAGCCGCCGTGACCTTGTATCTATCACCTGCTAAGTGCTGATGACAAGTATCACAGGGCTGTTTGGAAAAACTGCTTTCTCTCTCTAATTCATCTTCCGGTTGAGAAAAGAATTCATGGTCGGCATCGCCTCGGAATTCTGGGGGAGTGTATTCCTTCGCAACACCCCAAGCCTTGTCGAATGCTGACATCAACCGTCACTAGGTTGTCAATCCTTTATTGAAACTTCTATCCTGCAATCTTCAATCTGGGCCTTGTTTTCTTCCAGACGCATTCGCATAGTGGGCACTCCCAGAGGAAGATCCTGTCACGGGAGCCAGAGTAGAATCCGTTTATCCTGATGGCGAGGACCCTGTTGTAGCACTTAGGACAGACTTGGCTCACTTTGTCCTTGTATGGAGTCTTGGAGGGCATCATTCTTCCTCCATTGGCCCTATCTCTATCCTGTCGCTGGCCCTATCGATCCTGAATGGTATCTCGACCTTCCGATGCGTCCTTTCGTCCCTGATCGTCAAAGCCTCACTGACCATTATGTGCTTGTATAGGCCTGCGAGCATTTCGACCTCCCCACATAACTCCTTGATCGCTGTCCGCACCCAACCGTTTCTCCAGTTAGATATCATTGAAAGTGGACTTGACAGATAGGAAAAGACATGCCTAGTCTTTGAGAATGGTCCTTGTAGATATGCCAGTTCCTGCAACTCTATCCTTCTTGGGAAGTCGCCATAGTGAACCTCGGTTGCTTCTCCGACGATGTTCAGGACATCCTGATGCTTGATGTCAAGATAGTGTTCTCTTAGGAGGACAGGACCATCGAACTTGGTCGAACCATATCCAACCAACTTGATTCCTGCCACGGAGTCCAGCCATGACTGTAATTGATTCATCCTGTGCTGCTTGACTTCCATACCTAGAACCTCCATCCGCTTTATCTGAACTTGATCGTCAAGGAAAACGACGAAGGTCCTGCCATCGAAAAATATCACTGCATCTATCTTTACATCATGGAGCGACCTCCATCCATTCTTGAGGCCAGTCGGGTCTGTGGTTGTGAACACTTTGAATGTGGCCACGTTGTTGGCCGTCATCCAGTCGTATAGTCCCTTATCCATGATTACACCTCAAAATACACGAAGACCAATCTTCCATCTTTGACTGTCTTGACTACCCCGCTCATTATCATCTCATCTATTCTCCTTCTAGCAGTCCTTTCAGCAATACCAGTTTGTCTGGAGTATATCTCTAAGATCTGGCTCTTTCTAACGACCTCTCTGTTCACTCTGTTGTTGACCATCTTGTGGCATTTACCCCACGCTTTCTTCCATTGCTTCATTACACCCTCGGTGTTCTTAGCCTGTTTGTACGACTCTTTCTCCTCTAACCAGATGAACAGGTTGTTCAGGTTGTCGAAGATGATCTCAGTCGCCATCATGACATGATCGCTAGTCAGTTTGGTCGATCCCATGGTGGCAGCGATTAAGTTGGTGAATATCAGCGTGTAATTCTCCACGTTCGGAAGGAACGACATGGCTGTCTCTCTTATGTTGTCATTCCTAACTTGTCGAACCAAGGCATAGTAATCATCAACCGCATTCAGCAATGCAGGATAGAAGTTGGATGATACCTGAAACACATCATATCTGTGCTTTATTGCCAGCCTCTCTTTTTCCACATCACTGAGTTTTGAGTAATCCTCTTCACTCATTCCTGCTGCTGTGAGAATCCTGCCACGGATGATGTCGCCAGTCCGCTTGATAGATTTAGCAAGATCATCATACGACCATATCTTGTCAGGGACTGGAACGTATGCTCCACTCATCCTATGCTCACTGGTGGTTTGTCTTGTTTCTATGTCCACACTGTTCTGATATAGGAATACTCTTTGGAAGAAACCCTTCTCAAGAACATGGGACATGATATCCTTTGGAGGGAACGTAGTCATCCATAGGGACACTCCAGATGGTGTATGAACTGATCCGCCCACAAGATGCTTCACCAAGACGTTCGTCTCGCTACCCAATGGAGCCATGGCCTGTTGCAGATACAGTATCTTGTCGCTGAAGTATGCCTTCTGGTCATTGAGCAATACGCTCGCTTCATCGAAGAGTAATGTCTTGTATCCATTGAGCAAGCCCGGTATGACTTCAACATCATGCTCTCCAGTCGGCTTTCCGTTTTCACCCATGATCGGAACCTTCTCGACAGTTCCTATCAACTTGGCATCGGATCCAGCAGTGAATGACTCAGCCTCTATATCGAGCGCCCTGAGAAGTTTAGCCGTGAAGTCCCATGCAACTGATTTTCCAGTCCTCGACTCTTGAATCCAATATACATGAGTCCTGCAATCAATGTGACTGCCGTGTATTGGTATCCTGATGTATGGTGCTAGATACTGACCCAAGACATAGAAGTATGATAGCAGGCCTGCATATTCATTGAAGTATGATACTGTATTGAATCTCTCGACGTATTGCCGTATGAAGTTGCTTCCAGCCGATGGAGCATTGACGAATGAGTAGTCACTCCACTTACGCCTTGATGCATTCTCAACAGATTCCCCAATCAACTACAACACCTCCGACATCTTTCCAAAGCCGCTATTCTATATGACCTCTCACGCTCGACTCATCTTCACCCTCTCATCTGCAACAGGCTCCTCGCTGTTCAGACACTGTGATATTCTCTTTGCTCTTATTTTGCCGACCCCTTCTATGGTCTGCAACTCCTTGGGGCTGGCGGATGTTATCTCCGCTATGGATCCGAACTCCTCAAGCATTCTATTTGCTATGGCATGGCTACACCCAGCAGCCCTAAGGATGTCCACCCTCCTATCCTCTGATGCCGTCTTTCGCATGATCCTGTATGTCGAGGAGGATCCAAGAGTCCCATGCTTCTCAAACCGCTTGCAGATGAAGCGAGCGGCAGATGACCTATCTGGGAACGTCACGACATGGACATCGTAGTCCGTCATGAACCTAGCAATGGATCCCACGAATGATGCCCATGCTCTTGCATAGGGTATCCTCCTCCCTGCCTTACGAGCATCAGCGACATACTTGTCAACGGTTCCATGTATGACCAATATCATGGTATTGTAGTTGTCATCGAGGTTCTGCAACTGCCTTTGGAGATGGCCTGATTGCAATGATTGCATGTAGTCATGTATAGACTTAGCCTCTATGCCGACGCTAGAGAAGGCATAGTCCGTGATGAGGTTCTCCCTCGTTTGGTGGAAGAGGTTGTTCTTGTCGAGATACTTCCTCACTAACTCTTCAAGCCCGGACTTCTCCCTATGATCGATGAACATCACTTTGGTCATCAGTCATCCCCGCCCATGTTATAGGCATCTTGGAAAAGTTGTGCCCTATTCAGCATGTCGGTTATCATCTCAGCGAATCTGGGATCCACTGTTATGGCAACCAACTGCTCGTTCTGAAGGACTTCCATGAATCCAGTCTCATGATTGAGCCTGAATGCCCATGGGAGGAACTCCATGGCCTGCTTACGCTCCTCCTCATCCATTTCATCCAATGACCCCAACAAGGTCTGTGCCTTCTTCTTTCTTATCTCTTCTAATTCATCATCTGTCGTCACGATATACCACCTTTTCCATCATAGAAAGGACACTTACCAACACATAGACCCTGACCATACAGGGTTGGGCATGTCGGAGTCATGTATTCCCGGCTCATGCCATGCATTATCATCTTGCGAGTCACATCCGGTTTGTAATCAGACCAGTCTAACTCATGGATGAAACTGTGAGTCTTATTGAGGATCTCTGATGGTGGGACCTCGGTGCTGCTAGGTGGCCTAGCGAACTTCCTGAAGTAGTCCAAGAGATACATCAGGAGATACACTCTCGGCATGTGGGATGGGTTGCTTCCCTTGACACAGGCAGATGCCTCTATGCATGGGAGCATGGGTATCCCAGACACGCTCGATGCGGATATCGTGATGTCATCGCTATCGAACTTCATGGCTGTGTTGTTGAGCATGAAGGGATTGCCCGGATCCCGATGAACGATGTCTATGTGGACTCCCTTAGTGCCACTGACCTTCATGCCGCTGGATGCCTTGGTCGCCATCTTGGTGATGTTGTCCCATCCTGTGGCCAAGTCGCTCTGGTTCACAGGGATAGACCACAGTCCCCTCTTGAAGTTGAACGTGTTTGGTATCCTTATGTGCCTGTCCGGCCTGAATGAAACCACGGGATCCACTGTGATGAGATCCATGTCCTTAATCCACTTGTTCAACATGGCCCTACCGGAGAATAGCAGGTCGTTCAACTCCATGGCAGACACATCATGGATGGTGTCTAACATGACCCAAACATGGTATCCCCCACCACTGAACCATGTCGCATGACGCAAGTCATTTTCATTCAGGTGCTTGACGAGGTTGTGCGTATCGATGGTGCATCTCTCTCCTGCCTCATGGTCATCGATGTCCATCATCTCCTTCGCCCTCCCCTTATCGAGGTCGATGACGAAGTGAGGGACGATGGCTGTGGAGTATTCGCATCTGGTCCTGTTGGGCTTCAACTCCTTGAAACCATAGACAGTCGTCGTCAGGTTGTCCTTTCCATTCATGGAGGACACATAACTCTGCAACTCTTCCATGCTCTTGACGACCTTCCTCAATCTCATATCGACCTCTCTTGGGAAGTGGTCGAAGAGATGGCTCAAGAGAAGGCCTCCTGTCTCAAATTAGATGGTTTGAGAACCTCATAGTATCTAGGACAGAATCCCTTGATCGCACACCATGGCTCGCATATGTATTTCACAGCCCCCTCGTCCTTGAGGGGGAACATGACCCCGTTCTTGTTTCCTGTGTATTGCTTATGCATGGCAACAAGATCCTTCAAGGACTTCATCATCGATGAAACCTCCTTGACCCTAACCGCCTCGATGTGCCTGAAGATCTCGTCTGCCCCTGTGTGGTCCCATCCCCACCACTCAACATCGAGTCCCCCAAGGACCTCATGCTCGCACCTCTTGATGAGATAGACATAGTATGCCATCTCCTTTCTCATTGACTCCCACTTTCTGGGCTTCCCGCTCCAGACTCCTGTCTTCAACTCATGAACATGAGGGATGCCATCTCCATCGGCAAACAGCCTGTCAACGATTCCTGTAAGGTGGACAAGCACACCATCCACCTCAACGACGGCATCGAGGGAAACCTCGTTCCCGATAGGGAGGAAGTATTCATCCTCGGCGGTCATGAACCTCTTTGCCTCGGCATCGAGATACTTGATGAGGTGATCCTCCTCCCCCAATGCGTATCCCTTCTCCTCGGATATGTGAGTGAGGAAATACTTCTTCACCTCATCATACCCATAGGACCTCATGGACAGTGCGTATGATAGATTCATGTTCTGATAGAACTCCTCTATCGCATCGTGGACGTTGGATCCCCTGATCATGTTGTCATTGGCAGGCTCCTTTATCCCCAAGGGATACTTGAGGAAATACTGCTGGGCACAGAACCCAGCAGTGCCAAGAGATGTCTTGGACACCCTGAGTATGATGTCAGGGGGCATACCGGGATGCCAACCATAGGTTGACTTCAAACCGGGCTTGCCGGGGACATCATATGCCCTTGGCTCTCGTATCTTCATCAATTCGGCCATTCATCAATACACCCCATATCAGTTTTTAGAATCTTCTTGGATCACGTTGTCAGGATGGTCAATTGACCCATCCCTCAGTCCGGGCCAGCCATACCATTCGCCGCCATCCTTGTCCTTCCTGAAGAGATGTATCCTTCCGGGGGACTTGAGGCTCGTTCGGTTCTGCGTGACCACAGCATAGGAATTGACGATGCCCGTCAACTCCCCTCTGTCATCCCTCTCCTCATCGACCTCGATGATGGCGGTCTGCTGGAGCCATCCCTCTGTGTCCTTCAACCAGTGGGGGCTACCTGCTCCGATGATCTCAGCACCTGTCGAGTCGTATTGAGGCTTCATGTGCGTAATGATGTAGCAGTGGACACCTCTCCTGCACAATTCCTGCAACACCGTCAGTGCGCTGTTGTATCTGTTCTTTCGTATGTTCCAGTTGAACCTGCCAATCTTGGTCGTGGCATCCTTTCCTGCCACGGAGATGCCATCTGGACCCAACTTCAGGTCATCGACCTTCATGGTCGTCTCACAGATGTTCAGCCAGTGATCAGCGCCATCGAAGCATATCGTCTTCAGGTATGGTTTTGGCATCTCCCCATGCTCTGCGAAGTATGCAGCCTGCCTGTCTGCCTGATCGACAGCAGCCAATAGGAAGTCAAGTGTCTTCTGGTATGTCGCTGGGAAGTCATACGGCACTCTGCTCTTGTTCTTGTTCAGCACCCATGGATTGAGGACAACGATGTTGTTGTTTCCGGGGTGATGTGCGGCCTTGGTCGTCTCGCCACCAAGGTCGAAGTCAAGATGCCATATCTCAGCGCCATTGTCTATCTCCTTCTTAGTGAGGCTGTCTAGGATGGATCCTGTCTTTCCACTCTTTGGAGGGCCTGCTATGCCCATGAGGATGTAGTTGCCCTTCCATTCCTTCGATGCCCTTGCTGCGGCTATCTCCGTCTCTATGGGGTTCCAATCCACATGCCCTGCTTCTGGGGTCGTGACGACCTTTGGAGCCGTTGGTTTCGGTTGCTTGAGGTCCTTTGGAACGGGGACAGGGACCTGTGCCTTGGCCTTGGCCTTTCTCGCCTCCTCCTCCGCTCTTATCATCGCTTCCTCCTCCTCTCTCAACTGTTGCACAGTCGGAGCATTGGGATCGATGTCCTCGCCCCACACGTTCTTCTTTGTGGCCTCCTGCTTCTTTGGAGATGGCTTAGGCGCAGAAGTGCCATCTGCCTTCTTTCCTGTTTTGGGGTCAACCTTCTCCCAATTGTCAATGAATCCTGTTCCAGCCATTCATTTCACCCCCTGAACCCGCCAAAGTCACCCATGTCACCAGCATCCTCTGGGACATCTTCAGCAATGATTGATCTTAGGGGCGATGCCCATACGTTCCTAGCAGCGAATGAGAGCCTGATGTCACCCACGCTGTCTGTCCATGATCTGGTCTGAACGACTGCGAACACCTGTGAGCCCTTGGCATAGGTGTGCGTCTCATTGTTCTTGATGACATTGAACGCACCCATGGTGACGAGTTTCCTAGATACATCGACCCATATCGACGCATTGGAATCTGCATTCCTTAACGAGTTGCTCATGAGAGTCAGTGAATGCTGGTATCCTCCTTCTGAGTATTCCCTCTCCTTCCCATCATGGTCAAGGTAATCGACAACACCCCTGATCAGGAATGTCGGGCCGACCTCTCTGCCTTGGTCTGTGAGCCTTAGGTTCTCATCATGGTATTCATGCAGTTTGGATAGGTCTGGCTCATAGGGGACGAACTGCGGTAGAAACTGCTCAGGAGAGAACATGTCCTGCACCTTCATCATGATGCTGTCATCAACCCAATCAAGTCCATACTGTGGCGCTATGTTTCCTGCCTTCAGCACAGGGACTTGAGAGTCATACCATGCAGTGTCCTTCTCTGCCTTGAACATAACAGGCACGTTCATCCTAATATCGACTTCAGCAGCATCCCATGAACATTCTAATGTCATAGGTGGCAATGGTCCTTCTGATAGGAACTTATCCTTCTCATTCACAACTACAAGCCATTCTCTCTTGAACGAGTATGCCTTCTTTGGCCCATTCGCACCCATAAGAGCGAACAAGACTCCCGTCTTTCCGGGGATAGCCCACTCAGGTGGTTCAGTCTCAACGCCCTGCTGTCGGTATAGTGGCTTGTCACTGTGGTCATAGACGGTCCATGACGTATCTTTCCAGCCGACCCTTCCAACACTAACGGGTTTATTGCCTGTGCTGATGCCATATCTTAGGAGACTAGATATGTCTCCAGATGCCTCTATGACAGCAGTCCTCTGCTTCTCCATGAGGTCCCTCGTTCCGATGTAGCCGACGATCATGCCGACCCAATCTGGTCCCTTTCCAGCGTTTCCACCGCCGCCCCTTCTTATGGTGGTGACTTCAAACGCTGCCATGAACGTGTCAAAGTCCTCTTCATCTAGGCCTGCTGTCGATTTGCCAGCAGCCTCCCATAATTCAGGATACATCTCTGCGACGAACTCAGAGAACTTCTGTGTGAACTCCTCATTGCTCCACCCTGTTGCATTCATTATTCGATCTATTTGTTGTTCATTCGATGTCATCTTTTGATCACCAACTATTCTTGGGTTGAGACGACTACTTGATTGACATATAACCTCTCTCAATCTTGAGTGATCGAGCAGTGGAATTCATCCAACATGGTTATCGCCTTCAAAACGTCTCGGTATGATTTTGGGTTTGATATCCGGCCATTGAACTCACGGGCCGTCTCAATCCCCGTAGGGTCACGATTGATCGACTCCAGCCCCTCGATCATCATGAGTATGGATGATATCTCATCGGCCTTGGTGTATCTTCTTCTGAATGGTATCCCCTTGGATTCAATGATCTTGCCAGCAGTATCCCTGACTCTATGATACGCTCCATTAGGAAACCATATCTCAGTCCTGATGAGATACCCAGATGGCTTGGACTTGCTTCTCTCGCATCTCACGCCAGCCCTAAGGGAGGAGGCGAGGGCAACGAGGTGTCTATCCTCCTCAGTCAAGATCGGCATAGCCCAACTCCTCCGCACCCAAGCAGTCATTGATCCCAGCCGATGGTGCGAGTCCCGTAATGGTGGCATCGGCATACGGTCCTATGTCTCCCCAACCAGATGAGGCGATGCTGGCCTTGACGAACAATGGCGTCTCGACCCTAATAGCCTCGCCATCTTGTCTCTTGTATGGGGCGCAGTAGTGGTTGAAGTCGAATGCGGACTCACACTCAGCCACCTTGAGGTAATCGAAGCCATCCCTCGCCCCAAGGGCCCATAGAAGCCGAGGAGGGCCTCCAGTGGTGGATGGGACCACCCTACCACTCATCACCCTAAGGATGCGCTCCGTGGGGCTCTCTGGCACTACTAGAACGACTTCTTGCATGGTGTTCTCGTATGAGAGGATGGATGCGCTGTTCCTTAGCAAGTATGGCCGTCCCATGGCTGCATAGCCATCAGAGAGATGAGGGCCATCGAGGACTTGCATCGGCTTCAGCGCCCATGGTGGCATGGACTCCATGCTCTTACGACGCCTGAAGAATGTCCATGATGGGTCATCTGGGGACAGCCAATCGACCATCATCATTGGATTGTCCCTGTTCTCCGCATAGTCGCAAAGGAATATGCCATGTGGGACTGAGGCTATCGACACCCATCCCTCCGCCCAATCCACATCCTCGATCTCCACCCCACCCACGTCGAACACCTTGACGCCAGCAGGAGAGTTGTGCAATGTGACATACACACCCTCCAAGGATTCTGCGAAGCACTTGCCGAATTTGACATCCCCGATTGACGTGACCATGGATGGAGATGGCATCACTAGGGGACTGCCAAGGAGCGGTCTTATGTTTGAGTAATCGAATGACCCTAAGGACAATGTGTTCAAGGTGTTCTGCATACCGAACAGATTGACAGATGTTCTGATCTGATGGAATGGTTGATCATATGCCTTCGCCATCCCTTGCATCACATCTCTCCTTGTCACAGGCGAGCCCCTCACGCTCAATCTCATCAACATGGCAAAGAGATCTATCCTCGATATCCTATCGAAGCATGGCCGAAGCATCTTGGCCCTGCTCTCGTTGTCCTCTGCATCCAAGATCAAGTCTATCCTTCTCACCACTGAGGCAGCATCGATCTGAGTCAATTCAGTTTCTGAGAGCGTGGAGAGGAGATGTATCGGATCTGGATCATCATATACCTCCTCTGGGTATGCGTCAGTCAGGAGAAAGAAGATCTCCCTGAAGTCCTCATCCGACAGTCTCTTTCGACCATCAACGGGATACAGAAAGGATACTGCAACATATGGATCCCTACAAGCAAGGATGTTTCCACAGATGACCTCGCTCCGTTTCCTGAGCCTGTTATGAGAGAGTATCCTCCACGACTCTGCCAATGATCTGAATGGCAGCATCACAACCATTCCTTGAATAGGTCCTCATAGATATCCTCGTCATCGATGACATCCATGATGGCGTCTTTGCCCTCCTTACTGATGAACCACCTGTCTCCCTTAGCGCCCTTGTTGGAAACCATGGGCGTGATGCTCTTACCAACGACCTTGTTGGAGACGAACTTCACGAATGACTTGGAGGCTGGAACTCCTAATGCATTCGCAGCGATATAGACGCAATCGAAGCATAAGGACATAGGAGTCCTGTTTGCTATCTTCCTAGATGCAGTCCAGATGTCCTTAGCCAACTTGGCAACGGGCTCTGGATCAGATGCTATGATGATGCAGGCTTTGTCGATGATTGCATAATGTTGCTTAGTGAAACCCGACAAGTCAGTCCAATCAGGAGTCTCCATCTATCGTGTCCCCCTCAACTACGATCCATGCATCATCATTGTCAATGATTGTTGACAATGCGTCCCTGAGTTTGATCGCTTCATCCCTCGTAATGAAAAATCCGACCTTAGTGTATCCAACATATCCCGTTCTCGACGGCACGACTCTATTCATCCTTATGTTCATAACACGATCCGCATAGGCATTTGTGGTCATGATATGAATTTCCTCGCCCACATGGAGAGAGGGTTCCAAAACATGGTGAACTTCATTTTTGAAGTCATGTGACCTGCTCATTCCTCCTCTCTCCTGTCCATTTCTCTTTCCTGCCGCAGGGCAGCACCTCTGGAATCGACATAGACATGCAGCCCATCCCATTCCTTAGTGAATCCAACCTTGTCGCATATCGGACACTTCTTGTTCTCTATCTTATGGAGGACGACGCCCGGCTCAGGGGGCTCGATGCGAACGATGGTCCCGCACTTCTTGGAGCATACGGCAACTTCTCCTATCCTATCCTCTGGTATGTTCAAGGGGTTGTGGTCTATGTCATACGCTGACACGATGTTGACCTGCACCTCCCAATCCAAGGAGTTGGCAAGGGCGACGATGAAGTCGTGCTGATCCCATATCGACACCATGGCATCCGGCCTTGGCTTACTGGTGAACATCTCAACGAAGGTGAGTGTCCTATCTCCTGTCCTCTCATACACCCCCACTCCGGGCAGCGTCCATCTTCCATGTGGGGCGAGGCTGTTGAACAGCCTGTAAGCCCAATGCACTTGTTCTTCTGTTATCTCCATACTCATTCAAACACCCACTTTCTGCACATGGCACACTCAAGGGTCGGCAATACCTCTCCTGTTGCGAGGTTCTTTCTAGGCTTTGATGGACGCATCTTACTGCCACAATCGTTGCAGTATGTATGCAACACTATCTCAACGTCGTTGCTGTCTTTCATACACCACCCTCTCCGCACGTTTCCTGTCCTCTGAATCTGTGAATGGATTCTCCGCATTTGGATTATTACGTTTGTAATCATACCATGCATCTGAATGATCGTAGCCGTCCGTCGATGATGTCATGCGTTTCCCTCCAATTCGTCGTCCGTCATAGTGGACAGAGACTTCAGCCATCTCCTCACTAGGAATGGATGTTGATGTCTCTCATCCTCATATCTCCTAACCCAATCCTCTGCCGTCCTTAGACGAGAGTCAAGGGCATCAAGAGCGTCTGATCTCTCGACTCCAACGAGATCTGAGAACTCTGCTGAAGCCAGAAGTGATCCACGCTCTGCTCTTATCTCTGCGATGATCTCTCTCCATGGGTTGGAGAGCATCCTGTATCTCCTCTCAATGGCTATTGCCATCCCTCTTGCGTCTGCCATGGTTGTCTTCCACACTGGAATAGGATATATCCTCTCTCTATATCCACTCATCACCGAGGCCGAATGAGCCATCGTCACTCATCTCTTCGTTCATGTCAACCACAGGCTCCTTCTTGAACACCTTGGGCTCTCCACACACAGGGCATGGATCATCATCTTCTCTATCCAACGTCGGGGCTCCACAGGCATCACAGGACTCTCCTGCCCACCATACCGATGACAACGGATCGAATCCGCTCCTTTCACCACGCTCCATTCTCTCCTTTATGTCATCTGGCATCATACGAGACATGTTGTCGATGTCTATCATGCCGATGATTGCATCCCAATTCGATGCTGCGAAGTGTTCTGTTATCTCCTTAAGGAGAGCATCATCATCAGGATCCTCAGACAAAGGAGACACGTTCAGCAACGTCCTATCTCTGAACAGCGTGATGCACACCCATCCTCTCTTTCCTGAAACAGGGTCATAGGCGAGCATGGGATGACTCCTTGCCCCCAGACCCACGGGTGGATCAAGCATGGGGAAGATGATGATCGGATTCCTCTTGTCCCATGCCACGCCATCTTCAGTTCCTGACACATCCGACTTCAATGGAACATCACCGACGGGATTGACCATGAGCAAGATCTCAGCCCATCTAGCGACCCCTATGAAGACGGGGACCTTAGGGGCCATAGGTATGTCAATCATTTCTTTTCCCTCTGTATCTCACATGCCATATCATACAGCATGGATGCTGCCTTCTTGGCCGTGGCATTGATCTCTATCTCCGCCTTCTCATCATCAGCGTCCCTAGCCAACAGCCACTTAGTGGTCTTGGTCGTCTTGCCATTGAATGATGTCTGTGCTGGTATCATCCTCATCCATCCGGGGGGAGCCCCGAACACCTGAGACGCCCACACCCATACCTGCTTCGCATCCCTTCCCTTAGGACGCTTGTTGAAGATGACATCCTTGGGACCGACTTGATATGTCTTGTCACTCATTCATCCTCCCCTCCTTCTGTCACTACGAGGTCCCAATGCTTTGCGTATCTCTGATTGAACCTATCAACATGGCCACTATCGATGTCCTCGACCTCATAGACGGGAATGGCCCACTCAGGTTCGTATTTGATTACCTTGACGGAATTACCTGTATGCTTGTTGATGAGTATGTCACCGACCTTGAATCTCATCTCGACAACTCCATGTTTCCAAAGCACTTCTTGCAGTAGAGGGAGCCATCATGACTCCCCCACATGATACGCTTGACGCCGCACTTCCTGCATCTATCTATGATCTTGGAAGTCATTTTCTATCCCACCTGTGTTGGATGATTCTTGATCTGTCCTTAAGGGCCCATACGTTGAGAGCATTGTCCTTCCTCAATCTGGTATCCGTCGATAGCCATCCAGAGACGACTCTCCTTGATGGTATCCTCGTCCCCAATGAATCGATCATAAGATCGTAGATGGAATGAATGTTCATTGGCCCGTTCTCATGTATCTTCCTGACACAGAAGTTCTTGATGGCCTCCTTTCTAGGTCCAGTCACTCCTCTTCCCCCTTGCTTTTCCTGTCACACACTTCGCAGTTGTTGTAAAGGTGTTCGTTCTCTATCTCTTCGATATCTCTTCCTGATCCACATACCTTGCATTGGGTCTTTCCCCATTCCGCTATCCTAACCAGATCATTGTAGAGCATACCTCCCTCCCATTCCCTTAGGGCTTCGTTGTCCTTGATGATCATGGTTCCTAGATTGGGAAACATGCTCATGTGAAAAACTGAATCCATGTTTCTCCATCCCACCATCGAACCGAATAGGTTATTCTGTGGCAATTGCCACATCAGTCCCTCCTCATGGCAATATACCTCAAACCCGACTTTGTTGGGGACTCTCTCAATCATCCCTCTAGGCGACGATCCCTTGACGGCCTCTTGTAATTCCTCTAAGGAGGGGTTGACCATCTCCTCAATGATGTTCACATACGGTGGCTCCCTCATATGGACTGCATACCATATCTCCTGTTCTGGCTGGCCCGATTCATTACTCATGCGGCCATCTCCATGCTCAGAGTGTATTTGGTGGATCTCCTGACGCCCTCCTTGGTGACGACGCCCTGATTGACCAGTCCGTCCAGATGGCTCCTCCAGATGACCTCTGAGACGCTCTCTGGCATCCTCTTTCGTATCTGCCCTATGGACAGTGGCTCTCCTGTGAAGACGCCTATGATCGTGCTGTCTATGTCCTCCCTTAGGGTGGAAGATGGAGGGGGGAATGAGTCCCCTCCACCTCCCGTTCCCTCCGTTCCCGATACACTGTTGCTCGTAGCCATACTTGCTTCTGTGCTGGGTGACGACACCGATTTATCTGCTGGAAGTGAGGATGAATGAGAAACCTCATCGCTATCTTCACCCACTGTCGGTTCTGGAGTTGTATTTGCCACGATATCGTCAATCGAGGGGGCTCTACCCCCTGATTGTTGTGCATCGCTGACGGAAACAGCGAGGTTTATCCTCGTTGATCCTCTTGATTTGCTGACTGATGTCCTCTTGAGCGACTCAAGGAATTCCGACACTGCTATCGCATTCTTTGGCGCTGGGAGCATGGCAGTGTCTATCTTGATCCTGCCATTGTCGGTCTTGGTCGCCTTGTTGATCTCGCCGTTGATCCACTTGGAGAGGTCTTGGACGAATCCCTCCTCCCCGAATGCAGTCACCAGTGACTGGTATAGGATGGAGCATACCCATGACCATGGCATCGCTGCTGTCGTCACCTTGTCCGACATACCATAGGGTATCACGATGGCTGGCTTTCCGGGGTTGTCCCTAACGAGCCTCAGGGACTTTCCTGCAACGAGGATCTCGATGTCGGTCTTGTGGACCTCCTCCAGACTACCTGCCTCCTTACGCTCGCTCTCAGGGAGATACATGGCATCGCCAATCTGCTCCTTGTAGATGTCCTCACAGACCTCTGCCAATGCCTTCAGGGATGGTCCCAGATCAGCAGGGACTCTGGTGATACCTGCATCGCTCAGGGTTTCCTTGATTCTTTTCTTACTCATTCCAACACCTTCCTGAGCCTGACTATCAGGACCTCCATCTTGTCGATGGTGTCCTGTATCACGATCTTCTGCTTGACGTTCTGGTTGTATATCTTCTTCACCGATCTCAGCATCTCGTCCATCGGTGTCGGCTCTGACGCCTTGGTTGCTGGAACGACCTTGTTTATGGCAGCGGTCTTCTTGGGCCGATCCTTCCTTATTGGATTCGTCCCTCTTGCTTTCCTGAGGTTGAACAGCCTCTGGTCACAAGCCGACACGGTTCTTTCCAGAACCCTTGCCCTCTCCGACCTGCTCACTCTGTTCTCCGCCATATGGAGCAGTCTCCTGTCGTCCGATAACTTCCATTTCTTCGCTTGTCTTTTCGTTGTTTTCTCATTCATATCTATCATTTCCCGCCCACTATGGGCGTCACTCCGTGGAGGTCGGGGGTTATAGTCTCTCTGTTTTACCACCTTCATGTAGTCCAACGCTGGAATGTTCGGTGTCTCTCCCTTAGGACTCATTTGACCACCTCCTGTTGATGACCGAGGCAATGTGTTTGCCCATGCACTCGGTGCATATCTGATCAGGCTCATAGAACACGTTGTCGATCCAGACGCCACCCACCCGACGACGCCCCTCCTTAGGAGTCGTTATCTCGATGATGCCACACAGCAGGCATAGTGTGCTGCTCATTCAGACCACCACGCATTGCCCTCTAAGGCCATGTCAGTCGGGGGCTCCCATCCCTGATACTCATGTCCCTCCGGCAGGAACGCCGTCCTCTTGGATGCCATGTTGAACAGCACCTTGGTTATGTTCTGGACAGCCGTCCTCGCCCTCTTGAGGGCAACCTTGTCATGGCTCACGATGATCCTGTCCTCGCACCTGACACCGGGGACTCCCGCCTCTGCCCATGCTTGTATGTCTACCTCCCTAAGGAGATTCATCAACAGGTCGAACTCTGCATGTTTGACGCACTTGAACCTGTCACTCATTCTGATTCCCCCTTGCCTGCTCCATCAAACCCTGCATTGTATGCGACGAGGCAATTATCCACCAATCCTGTCGGATCAAGATTCCCCGCATCAAGTCGTTGATACGCACTGAATCCTGCGCAATAAGCATCATACCAGACATGAAGCAAAGGTTCCCACGTTTCCTTTATGGAAACTTCATTGAAGTCTGGCCATGCGAAATTCTTGTTGACATAGGTTAGGAATTCCTCCATGTTCATCCGCTTCATGGTATCACCGCCATTAGAGCCTCGATCTTCTCCTCGATCAAGTCCTTCGTCCTCGCTACGATGGAGTCAGCCAATCCCTCAGACACTCCATACTCCGAACCATACATGTAGCCGTCGGCCAATATCGTGCTGGCATCAACCGCATTATCCAACACATAGACAACGGACTCAAGGATGTCGTCAGGTATGGTGATCGTTATCGGCTTCCACTTTGCTTCATAAGGTGATTTCATCAACTTCCCCAATATCCAATCGTGGGCGTCCTCACATTGCTCGGCAGTGAGGTCGCCTCTGTCATCATACTCCTCATACTCGTAATCGACTCCGAGGGCATGTTCAATGCACATCCTCTGGAAGCCCGTCAACTTCAGTTTTGCATTCATCGTTTTCTTCGTTTTGTTCTCATTTTTTTCATTCATGTTTTTTCCTCCGAGGAACACGTCCTCATACCTCAGAGGTGGTGTGGGTATATCAATGTTGTCTGAACAAAACGATTGACTGCG